ACGCCGTTTGTCTCGTCGCGTACCTGCGCGCCCGCTGCGGCCGGATTGAACGTCGTGATCGCCGGCGCGACGCGCATCTGCTCGGGGAAGTCAATCGTCTCCCATCGGCCCGCCGTCGCGCCCGCGACGACCTTCTGCGATTTCTGCTCGCCGCTGCTTAACCCAGCGCTCGATACCGGCGCGGTGTCTACGTTGAACGACTTCGAGTAAAACCCTTGGCAGTTTGAGAGCTGCTGCTGCTGCATCCGCTCACACCACTCGCGCGGCTCTGGGCCGTCGTAGAGCCCAACCTCCGAGACTTCCAGCCGGTCCGCCGCCACGAACTGCGAGTCGGTGACGAACACGAGGACTAGGTTCTTGAAATCCGTCGGGAGCGTGAACACGCCGCCGAACCTTAGCCAGCCCGTCGTCACCGCGCACGAGAGGCCGCTGCTCGCGACCGTCGCGTTTTCCGCTCCGATTGCGTCGGGGGCGACCTTCGACAAGTTGGCACCGAACGTCGGATCGGTGCTGTTCGCCCCATGCGCCGAGACAAACGTCCCGGAGGGGGCGCCGCCCGAGTACCCCGGAATCGTGTCGAGAGTGCCAGCCGCGGCCAGTTGCAGCAGCAGCATCCGGATCGTCTTCGACGCCGAGCAGCGGATTTTCGCTTGGAACCGAACCTTCTTTCCGCGAAGGTGTAGGCAGTTGCCCGCCGGGATGGGCTGCGAAACCTCGATCTTTCCGGTCGACGTGATCTTCGAGTATTCGCCGTAGAACCGAGCGGTCATGCCAGTCTGGGGCGACGCCGCAGTATCGACGCGCCGGTATTGAACCGACGTGTTCTCGTTCGTCACGGCCCATTGGTCCGCGCCGTATTGCCGCGAGGCCGTCTGCGAGTACGTCGTCAGCGTCCCGGGGACCTGACGCTGGGCGTAGTCGAACCCGCCGTTGACGATCATGTTCTGACTGCGGAGCCCGTCCTCCGAGAGGTTGAAGACATTACCGTCTTCATCGACGAACTTCGGCCTTTTATCGGCCGTGTCGTAGCTGTACAAGCCGTATGTCGCGAGCGCGAGCGCGGAGCTGACCGCCCGCTTGAGCGAGTACATCATGCGGAGATCACCTCGCCGTCGACCTTCAGTACGCCGTCGATCTTGATCGAGCGCCCGACGTGGAGCGTCTTCCCTGCCGGCACGAACACGTCGTCCGCCGGCGCATCCCGCACGGTCGGCTCGTCGAGGTCCTTCACCGTCATCGACGCGCTGAACTCATCGCCGGCGACGACGCTCCGGGCCACGGTGCCCTCCTGCGCGCGGACGATGGTCAGCGTGTCGGTCGAGACGGCGGTGACCTTGACGATCTCTGCGTTCGACGGGTCCGGCATCGTGCTCGCCGGACCGACCGTCGCATTGAACGGCGCCGCCGGCATCCGCGCGCCGTGCCCGGCCGTGAGGACGAGGCTCGTGCCGCTCGTCGCCGGGGTTGGCGCCGTAGCGACCGTCGCGAACGCGAGGTTCTTGTGCGGGTTCACGTCCGGACCTTGTCGAACCAGCCGGCCGCCGGGCAATTCAATTGCAGCGTGTTCCCGTTCGCGGTCGCCGGGATGTCAGCCGGCGCCGAGTCCCCGACGAAGTAGCCGATGACCGGGTCCGTCATACCCCAGAGCGAGCCGACGACGTACATCACCGCGTAGCGCCACGCCGGGATATTGCCCCCCGATGCGGTCCATGACACGTTGTTCGAGTTGAACCGCGCGCCGAGCGTGATCGCCGTGTTCGTCTTCCCCGCGAGCGTAGCGCCACCGGTGGTGTAGCCGTTGCCGTTCGCGATCTCGTTCGCGGAGATGTCCGACCACGTGTCGTGGCCGACCTCGTCGTCGTCCGGCGTGTAGGCCGACGACACGAGCGCCATCTTGACAGTCGCGGTCAGCAGGTCCGCCATCCGCTCGGCGGGGATGTTCGTCGCGAAAAAGAGGAATTGTCCGGGGGCGGCCATGCGCTACCTCTTCGTCGTCGTCTTGATGCGACGGATGTCGCCGGGCTGCGCCTCGCCTTCGCGCTCGATTTCTTGAACCGTCTCCTGCACTTGCGGCACCTCCACGGTGACGTTCGGCGCGGCGACTTGGACGTCCACCTTCGGCGCCTCGACCGTGATGTTCGGCGCCTCGACGCGCACGTCAGCCGGCGAGATATTCACCGTCGTCGCCTCTACCGTGACGTTCGGCGCCGCCGCGGCTTCGACGTGGTTCTCGATCCGCACCTCTGGTGCCGCTACGTTCACGACCGGCGGCTCGACGGTGACGTTCGGCGCGGCGACATTCACGTTCGGCGCCGGGATGTGGTTCTCTACCCGGACCTCGGCCGGCTTGATCTCCACGTTCGGCGCGGCTACGTGGACTTGCGGAGCCGCAACGTCGACGCGCACGTCCGGGGCTTTCACCTCCACGTTCGGCGCGGCGACGTTTACCTGCGGCTTGAACTCGACCGGGGTCGGCTGGAGGTGGTTCTCGATCCTCACGTCGCCCGGGTTCACCGTGATCGACGGCGGCGCCACGTGGACGTCGCCACCCTTCACGTTGACGGCCGGCTGCTCGACCCTGATCTCCGGCGCGAGGTTGATGAGCGCCTGCGGCGGCTTCGCGCGCGCGAGCACGTCGCCCATCGACTGCGCCATCAGGCGAACGATCCGCTCGATGGTGCGCTCCTCATCGCCCTCCTTCGGCTCCGGCTTCGCGCCGTCGGCGGGCTTCGCCACGGCGCCGAGCTGGGCAGCCTTTGCCTTCGCGGACTCCTTCGCGACCGCAGTCGTCTCCTCCGCGGTCGGCCCGATGGGGTTCCCGTCGACGTCGCGCTCGGGGTCGGTGTCGAACTGGAGCCCCTTGTCCTTCATGAGCTTCAGCTCGGTCTCGCGCGCGTCGAGGACGTCCTCGATGTCCCGGCCGTCGCCAGTCTTCGCGATGACGTCGGTGACGTCGGTGAACCCGGCGCGCACCGCCTTGACGTATGCCTCGACCTCCTTCGTCGGGTCGATCCAGCTCCAGCCGCGCGGCTTGAAGCAGACGGTCTCGTAGCGCGGCGCGTCGGTCGCGTATGCCTCGATGCCGACGTTTTGCACCGCGCGCCCGAGGACCGCGGCCTGCAACCAATCCCGGTGAACCGGCTCGCGGAACGAGCGGATGAACCAGAGCTGGAAGTAGCGCCAGAGGTCCCGGTCGTCGAGCAGCGCGAGCCGGCTCGACGAGTAGTTCGACTGCGAGTAGTCCTTCGACAGAGACTCGTACGACGGGCCGACGCCGGCGGCGACCTCGCGCAGCATGTAGCGCATGAACGGATCGAGCGCCGAGTTCGGGCGGTTCGGCGCGTGGAAGTCCAGCTCCTCGCCCGGCCCGAGCTTTTTCACCATGCCCGGCTCGATCTCCATCTCGAACCCGCCGTCCTGCTGCTCGGCGCCGGCGACCGGGGTCTTCGGGTCGTCGCTGGACTTGATCGTGGCGAAGTACGAGGCGGCCGCGCGCGCGGCTACGATCTCGGCCTCGCTGTACCCCTCCATGTCCTGTAGGCGGCGGATGACGGTGTGCATCCACGGCTCGCCGCGCGTCTGCGGCCAGCGGTCGGTCAGCTTGAGGTGGATGATCTCCGACGCGGCGACCGGCTCGATGCGATCCGACCGGGATACGCCGAGGCGGAACTCGCCCTTGTGGCGCTCCCTGAGCCAGTAGCGCACCGGGCGGTAGAACGGATCGACCTCGATCCCCATCCGCACCATGTTCTCGGGCGACAGCGGCCCCGGGGAATACTCATCCGCAATCCGCTCGGCCTCGATGATCTCCAGCGCGTACGGGACGTCCGACTTCCCGAACTTGCTGTAGTGCTTGCGGACGATCACCTCGCCCGCCTCGAACACCTGCCCCATGAGCTGCCGCTCGAAGTCGGAGAAGTGCAGGACGCCGCCGGTGTGGCAGTTTTCGCCTCGGCTCCACACGTCCCACGCCGCCTCGATGGCGTCGTTTACCGGCTTGTTCAGCTCGCCGCGCGTCGACTTGACCCGCGACTGCATCCCGATCCCGGAGCCGATCACGTTGTTCACGATCAGCACCTTCGCGCGCTTCGCGTACGAGGCGTCGCGCACGAGCTGGCGCGAGCGCCCGCGGAGCGGCGTGAGCGAGGTCGTAAGCTCCTGATCCGACGACGAGTCGGACGGGTAGCCGCCGGATAGACGGGACGGCCTCGCCGTCGCGTACATCCGTCGACCGCTCCTCGGCCCGGGCGAGATCAGGCGCGCGAGCGCGCCGCGCATCTCGCGGGTGAAGTTACCGAGTCTGGACACGCGCGCCCGCGAGCAGCTCGACCGCTTCGTCGGGGCGCAGCCCCCCGCGCATCAGCGCAGCGACCTGCTCGCTGTCGATGTCGTTCAGCGCGCGGCGCGCGCGCGCGTCATCCTTGGCCCGCTTCTCCAGTAGTGCGCGGACCTGAGTCTCGAACGCCGTCATGATCCCTCCTTAGGGGCTGGTGAACCTGATCCGCACGTCGCGTCGGTTCGGCTTGCCCTCAGCCATTCCCTCGCGGTTCTCCTCATTGTCGACGAGCCACTCGTAGTGGCTCTTGAAGTCGAGGAGCTTCTGTTTCGTCTCTGCCTGATCGAACTGCTGCGACCGGGAGCCGATGGTGTAGCCGACCATCTCGCGTTGTGTCGACGTCGCGCGGGATTCGAGCACCGCGTTTATCGCCTCCAGCATCTTCCGCGCGTGCGACCGGTCGTCGATATTCTCGACCGCGTCATACCGCGGCAGGATGGTCAGGATGCCGGTGTCGACCTCGAACGTGTCCGTCGTCTTCACGACGAGCGCGGTCCACGTGTAGTCCCCCGCGACGCGCGCCGCGGTCGCAGCCGCCAGCTCGGACACCGCGAAGTACACGCCCGACGCGACGGCGGCTATGGAGAAGTTCCCCGGCACAGCGCCGGTTTTCTTGAACCAGTACGTCAGCGCCCAGCCACCGTTCGCCGGGAAGTCGCCGGCGAGGTCCTCGCGGCGCCACGCCCAGTTCACGCCGGCGCGCAGCGCGCGCGGCTCGTTCGTCAGTACGTCCATTCAGTCCCTCCAGCCCTTGACCCACCCGCGGCCGCGCACGCGCCGAGCTGGGACCGTCTTGCGGGTGCTCGCCTGCGCCGGCTTGTCGCCGCTTGCCGCCTGCTCGCCGCCTTTCACCGCCACCTCTCCGCCCTTGTCCGCCGCCTCAGCGCTCGCCGGCGCCAGCTTGGGCTTCGGGAGGTACTGGAGCCTCAGGATGTGCGCCGCGGCCGCGTTCAGGCCCTCGCAGTCGAGATAGTGGTTCGCTCGCCTGATGCGTATCCACTCGACCCGGCCGTTCTTGCCTAGCGTGCGGTGCTCCGCGACGATCTGCTTGCAGTAGTCGTCGGTCGCGTCGACCGGGAGGTGCCAGCCGCCCGGCTCGCCGTTCGGCCAATCGAGGCGGGCATGGACCCACGACTTGAAGTAGTCCGAGTCGAGGTGCCACAGCCCGAGCCCCTGCTTGAAAATCTTGCCCTTGTGCGAGACGTCGATCTTCGCCTCGGCGAAGGGCTTCGTCTGGGTGTCGTGTCCCTTCGTCGGCGCCGCTCGCCCGCGGTTCCGGTAGCAGAAGAGGTAAATCTGGTTGTCCGGGTTGCGGTCCCGGTCGCCGGGCGCGTAGCCCGAGTCGACGAGCATCAGCCTGATCCGCATCTCCTCGCCGAACTTCTGGTCGAGGAGCTGCTGGAGCTGCATCCACACCGCGTCGTGCTCGGTCTCGCCCCACAGCTCGCCGGCCTCGACGAGCCACGACTCGCTGTTCCAGCCCCAGCCGCGCACCGAGTAGACCAGCCGGTTCTTCTGCACGTCGACGCCGCACGTCAAGACCTGCGCGCCTTCGGCGACCGTTCCCGTCGCGTAGCCTTCGCGGAGGTTCTTCACCTCCGTCCATTCCGGCGCATCCCCGCCGGCCCGGTACAGCTCGCCGAACTCCAGATTCATTACCGCCTGAATCCGGGAAGGCGCCCCTGAGCGGATCGCCGCGACGTACGCGCGCGCACGATCTCCGAAAGTCTTCCACGGCGAGCACAGGCCCGAGACCCAGAACGACTCCGTCTGGTTCGGCACCACCTCGCCGACTGCCTGTCCGTCGACCACCTTCTGCCCGGGCGCGACGAACACGCCGGCGGCGTTCATCGCCACCTTCGCCTCGTCGGCGATCAGCACCCCGCACGCCGGGCAGCACAGCCGCGCCGACTTGCGCGCCTGCATCGGCGTCGCGCCCTCGTCGTAGTGGAGGAGCTTGAACCGCGGCACGAAGTACGTCCGGCAGTCCGGGCACGGCCACGCCCATTCGCGCCGGGTGCCCTCCTGCCACAGCTTCCAGATCGGCGACGCCGCGGCGAGCGACTCGTCGTCGGGCGCGTCGATGTCCCCCCAGTGCTCCATCCCCGTCTGGGGGTGGATGTAGGTCTGAACGAGCCCGGCCTTCGGGGTCGACACGACGGCGAGCATCCCGTCCGCATAGGTGGAGTGCCGGGCGCGGCCCATCTCGACCGGGTCGCCCTCGCCCTTCACGTCCTCCATGCGGTCGCGCTCGTCGACCAGCACCAGAGCGGCCGGGTGTCCCGACAGCTCCGTCGCCGAGCCGGCCCAGCCGAAGCCCAGACGGACGCCGGCGATCCACTTCTCGGTGACCTTGTTCTTTTTCCCCTTCGCGTGCCGCTCGTCGAGCGACTTCACGGTGGAGA